GATAAGAAACTTGCACAAAGAATCTATGATGGGGTGTCCAAGGGGTGGTTTATGTTTTCTTCCCCAGTGCTATCTAATGCACCTCTACCGTCTGAGAAGGCAAAGGCACTACCCATATCGTGCTTCTTGTCTTATGTACCAGATACACTAGAAGGTCTTATTGCACATACTTCCGAATTGCGGTGGTTGTCAGTAAAAGGTGGTGGTGTTGGTGGTCATTG